GGCGGTTTCCGTCTTGTTAACGGTGCCACTGTATGGCACAACGGACCCGTTATCGAAGCACTCGAACGTGGTGCAATCTTGCTCCTTGACGAAATCGACCTTGCCTCTAACAAAATTCTCTGCCTTCAGAGCATCCTTGAGGGAAATGGAGTTTTCCTTAAAAAGATTGGCAGATTCGTTAGACCAAAATCAGGATTCAACGTCATTGCAACCGCAAATACTAAAGGTAAAGGTTCAGACGACGGACGCTTTATTGGAACTAACGTGCTCAATGAAGCATTCCTTGAAAGATTCCCAGTCACCTTCGAGCAAGATTATCCTTCACCAACAGTCGAAACAAAAATCCTCAGACAATCAGGATTAGAAGACGACAACTTTGCAAAACGACTTGTAGATTGGGCAGACATCATTCGTAAAACATTTAACGATGGTGGTATTGATGAGTTAATTAGTACACGTCGTTTGGTTCACATAGTCAATGCATATAAGATCTTTGGTAGCAAAGAGAAAGCAATTGAAGTATGTGTTAATCGTTTTGATGATGAAACAAAACAATCATTCATGGAACTCTATGATAAAGTTGATGCTGATGTTAACTTTGATGAGGATGAAGGTTGCACAAACCAAGAAATTTTAGATCACTTAAATCAATCATGACAATCTGGAAAAACTACATTAATGCCCTTGAAGAAACATTCCCTGACCTAAAGGTTAGGGAGAACTGGGCAAGATGGACTGGTAAGGATGCTACTTTAATTGCTAACATTCGTACCAGTAAACATTTTATAAAGGCAAGAGAAGCACATATAACAGATCCTAAATCAGACATTTACAATACAATACTCTATCCTAAAACAGGGGAAGACCTTCCTTGTTTTGGTATGGATTTAATGAAATTTACTGAGAAGAAAGTTATCTTAGTATTTGATTTTCAACATCCAAGAGAGAAGTATTTATTTACTGTTGATGGATTACCAAAGGATGATGGTAAGTACAGGTTCTTTGAAATGGGCAACCATTTTTCTGCCAATATATTTGTACGATATTGTTTACCTGAGGAAGTGGATGAACATCTTCCAATGTTTAAACAATACTTGACAGAATATAAAAAGATGGTAGAATTAAAAGATCCAAAAGGAGAAGACACTACGGTGTATGCTGACTTTGATAAGTATATGACTGAACTTGATCCTGTTAGAGGTTATCTAAATGGTAAGTTTGGAAAGGAAAAGTCAGATTCTTTTGTAAGTAATTTCTTATTCACCTATGGTTAATGCATGGAGTTTAGCGTATGACATTCTTAATGGAACATTTGATGAGGAATACCCTATGAGTATACATCAGTTTAAATATCATGAGGAAGATATCCTCAAAGACATAGAAGAGTATGTACTCTCTACTTACAATGGACATTACACAGGAACACAGCATGAGTTTCGTAATGTTCAAACAATAGACCTTATGGCATCAAGAGATCTTGCACCTCATTTTTGCCAAGCAAACATTTTAAAGTATGCTAGTAGATATGGAAATAAAGATGGTAAGAACAAGAAGGACTTGCTAAAAGTTATTCATTATGCTATGCTACTATTACACTTTGACGACCACTATGGCAAACCTGCTATGACTAGTGGTAATATTGATCACACTATGCCTTAATTATGCAACTATCTGACGAAACAAAAGAAATTCTCAAAAACTTTCAATCAGTTAACAACTCAATTTATTTTAAAGGTGGTAGTACTATCAGTACTATCTCTGTGACTAATAACATCTTTGCTAAAGCAGAGATCAATGAAGATTTTCCTATTCCATTTGCCATATATGATCTAGGACAATTTTTAGGAGGAGTATCTTTATTCAATAATCCTACTATTAATTTTGATAATGCATCATATATGACTATCAAGAATGGTAGATCTAAAGTAAAGTATTTCTTTGCTGATCCTGATGTTATTGCTAAACCACCAGAAAAAGATATACAGTTACCAGATCATCAATTTAAGTTTCAATTTACTAATGAAACATTATCACATTTGATGAAAGGTGCACGTGTATATCAATTACCAGATTTATGTTTAGAATCAGAAGGTGGTGAAGTTTGTTTAGTTGTTAAAGATAAAGAGAACGATACTTCTAATGCAGTATCTTATGAAGTTGGAGAATCTGAGGTTCCATTTAAATTTAACTTTAAGATAGAAAATATTAAAATAATACCAGGTACATATGATGTTGAAATTAGTGAGAGAGTTGCTCGTTTCTGTAATAGTTCACTAAAGTTAGAATATTACATAGCACTAGAACCTGATTCTACATTTGGATAATTATGTGGTATATAATTTTTTGGACAGTAATTACTATTTTTATACTAAGAAGTTTGGGAGTGTTTAAAAAATGAAACTTACCCAAGATATGATTGATAAAATTCAAGAGTTGATGAACCATACTAAAAAGGATGGTACAATGAATTGGATTGATGGTGAAGAGATTGAAATTAATTTAGCAGGTACATTTGCTGCTGATAAATTTATTGTCATAAACAATAGATCTAAAAAACCATGGGTTCCTGCACAACCACATCCTAGGTATGATTATGAAAAGGGAGAGTTTATTAAGTGAAGAAGATATGGAGGGTATGGGCAAAAGCATTAGGTGACAAATCTGGTAGATCTGATAGAGAAGCAGATTATGTTGCAATGATAAGAACCCTTATCTTCCTTCAACTAGTAATTACTAACTGTTTTATTGTTGGTGGCAATATTCGTCATTGGAACGATCATCACACACCACCCACTTATATTATTAACAATGACTGACTTTGTATGGGTCGAAAAATATCGACCAAAGAAAATTGAAGATTGTATTTTACCTGATACTATTAAGAATCAATTTAAATCGTTTCTAGAAACAGGTCAAATATCTAATATGCTTTTACATGGTACAGCAGGTGTTGGTAAAACAACTGTTGCTAGAGCACTATGTGAAGAATTAAAAGTTGATTATATTATTATCAATGGTTCTGATGAAGGACGTTATCTTGACACAGTTAGAAATAAGGTTGCTAACTTTGCTTCTACTGTATCTCTGTCTTCTGATTCACAACATAAAGTTGTCATAGTAGATGAAGCAGATAATACTGGTAATGATGTACAACTTGCATTAAGAGCAAACATAGAAAAATTTCATGGTAATTGTAGATTCATATTTACATGTAACTATAAGAATAAAATCTTAGAACCATTACATTCTAGATGCACTGTAATAGATTTTACAATACCTTCTGCTGATAAAAAGATGGTAGCATCAAAATTCTTTGAACGTTTAAAATACATTTTAAATAAAGAAAATATTGATTTTGATGAGAAAGTATTACCACAGTTGATACTTAAGTTCTTTCCTGATTGGAGAAGAACATTAAATGAGTGTCAACGTTATGCCATAGGTGGTACTATAGACAGTGGTATATTATCAAGTTTGAGTGAAATTAAATTTAATCAATTAACTGAATCACTTAAGAAACAAGAATTTACTACAGTAAAGAAATGGGTTGCTTCTAATTTAGATAATGAACCATCTCATATCTTTAGATCAATCTATGATAGTTTATATACTTACCTAGTACCTGCAACTATTCCACAAGCAGTATTGATTATTGCTAAGTATCAATATCAATCAGCATTTGCTGCTGACCAAGAGATAAATCTACTAGCAGCATTGACTGAAATAATGGTGGAGTGTGAATTCAAATGAAAATTAGCAGAGAAGAATTAATGCATAAACGTTTACAAGCATGGTTACGTGAAAACCAATGTGATGAATTTGAATATCTAGGAGTAAGACCTGATGCTATGGGAATACCAAAACACTGGTATCGTATTGCAGACCATGAAGTTACTGCAGATCAAGTAGAAGATTTGGAGTTAATAGATGATTGATATCTCACGTGTAAACCTTGAAGAGTTCTTTGGTTGTGTTAATGCAACTAATACTAAAGAAATGAAATCAAACACTTTCAAGACCTTTAGAACATATTTACAAGAGAAATCGTTTGCTAAATGGAGTGATGGGCAAGTAAAATATGTTGGAGATCATATGGATGGAGTTGATTTTCTTGGAGAAGATCAAACACATTATGAAATGAAAGGAACACTTAAAATGTTTAACAAGAATGGTTCAACTAAAACCATTACTCTTAAAAATTTTCAAAGTGAAAACAAGACAGTAGATAAAACATTTGAATACATGTTCCTAGTAGATACTGAGAATATGACTCTCGGTTATACTGATTGGGATACTGTAGAAAAGAGATTATATTTTACTGATAAATCACCTGCAGCAAAAGTTAAATTTGAAAAAGGAGATTATACAATACTAGCATCTAATGTATCACCTTCAAAGAAAAGCATAACTGCTTCTGATATATTAGATGGATTAGAACGTATTCTCTAATATATAAAATAAGTTTCTTATTATTATGCCCGTATACCAAGATTACGAAATTAGAATCAACTTAAATGAGTTGATAGAAAAAAGAATTCCTTGTTGTGATCTACTACATCCTGACCACTGTTTAACAGAGAAACAGGTTGCTGAGATTGCACATGATATAAGAATGGATTTAAACTTACATGATATATTTAAGCAAGTAGATCAGCACATTTGGAGATACGCTAATGCTGCTGGCATTGATAATAAAGATCATTGGATAGAACCTCACCTTCCTGATTTAGACAGAGATCAAAGGGATGAGGTTGGCATTGACTTTGAATAGTATTGATGCTAGAATGATACCATGAAGAAAGTATTCAAGTATGCTATTCCTATAACAATAATAGTTCAACTGACTATTATTGTAGTGTCATTACGACAAGATAAAGCATTGCAATGCAAAATGGTTTCTCCT